CCTTTCCGGGACAGCTGTTGGGATTCAGACGGCCGCAATAAATGGCGCTGGCTCAAACGGAGAACCAGAGGGCATCTTACAGAAGTCAGGTATTGGTATAGCGTATGCCGGTGGCGCCGCCGCAACAGGCACGAATGCAAACGGAGCTGCACAAGCTTATGACGACTGGGTTAACGTGGCTAAGGAAGTGGCAGTGGATAACGCCGACATGGGTTCTCTGGCCTATTTAACAAACCCGAAAGTTAAAGCTCAGGCTATGTTAACTAAGATTGACGCTGGGAGCGGAAACTTCATTTGGGATAAGATGAAAGCAATGGACTCAAATATAGGAATTAGTAACATCGTTCCTTCTGACCTCAGCAAAGGTACTTCAGATGATCTCTCCCCGCTTATTTACGGGAACTTCAGAGATCTATGGATTGGCCAATGGGGCGGACTCGAACTGATGCCTAACCCATACACCAAGGCCAAAGATGCGATCACTGAAATGATCCTGCATGTGTATGTAGATGTTGCCACTCGCCGTGAAGAAAGCTTCGCAGCAGTGAAAGACATAGATGCACAGTAAACCAATTAATGGCAGGGGCTTAGGCCTCTGCTATTTTTAAAAATTAAAAGGAGATTACAATGGCTAAGAAGTCAAGCAACACTAAAAAAATATATATGATACGACCCGTTAAAGGCTATGCCTATGGAGCGGGCTTGGTACATGAAGTACCTACTAAGCTGGCTGATGAATTGCTGGACACAGGGCAGGCGAGACTTCCCAAAAAGACACTACCTGAGAAGCTACCACATCGGGATGAGTTTATCTCGGCAGGGCATGAAACATTAGCCCAAATAAAATCTATTAAAGACCTACAGCAGGTCCCTGGAATAGGGCCAGCCGGAGCAAAAGAAGTACGCGAATACTTAGAAGGGTAACCCATGCCGTTGACCTATGAAACAGAGCCACTTACAACGCCGATTGATTTAGATGAACTTAAAACACATCTACGCATTGGCAATAGTACGACCTATGATTCGTATCTAACCTTGTGCATCAAAGCATTAGCGGAGGAGTCCGGGGTTAATAATATTTTGCAGTGGGCGTTCAAGCGTCAGTTAATTGAGGCCACTCTGGTATTCACACTAAAGGATTTTCATAGAAAGCTTGAGTTACCACGGCCCCCCCTTCAATCGGTTACGTCCGTAGAATATAGGGATACAGACGGGGTGTGGACATCTGTAGATGCACAAAACTATGAAGTTAACATAGATGCTGAGCCGGGCTTTGTGCGATTCAGCGATGATTTTGCGTTCCCAAGCCTGTTCAGTGATGAGGAGTACCCTGTTCGGGTTACTTATGTAGCGGGTTATGCTACGTCCAATGACGTTCCGGCTAATATAAGGCTCTGGGCTTATAATGTAATAGGCGACATCTGGCAAAACCGAAGCAGTCATATAATGGCACGAAGCTCAGCGGAAGTCATTGAGTTAGTGCAACAGATGGGTCGGCTATCGGCACCGCATCAAGCGGGAAGGAGGTTTGGATGAGCTATTTCATGGACCCTGGGGAGATGAACAGGGAAATATCACTTTTAAGGAGGACAACCACAACTAATAGCTATAATGAGTCTATCGAGAGTTGGAGTGTAGAGGCCACGCTATTTGCGCGAAGGCGCGACATGAGCGGGAGCGAAGGATTGGAAGCGGGCCAGATAGTCGCAACCACTAAAGTAGAATGGACTATCTACTATTATGAAGGTTTGAATGCTAAGGACTACAGCATTAGGGATGAGCGGGGCAATACCTACGACATAACATCAAGGCCCCGCGAGAAAGGTTTCCGGAAATATATGGAAATAGACACTAATGTAAGAGATAACAATGAATAAGAAAGTAGTGTATCAGTTTTTCAGTCAAGTAGATTTTGATCGGTGTAACCCGGCATGCGACATATCGGACATGGATGTAGATTTCATGAAGAAGCTTGATATAGCCCGCAGGGCTTCAAACCTGCCGTATATGCCGACCTCAGCATATCGCTCGAAAGAACATGAGCTTGAAATGGGTCGCAATGGAAGCAGCTCACATACTAAGGGGCTTGCTGTTGACTTGATGGCCGTTAGCAGTCGTCAGCGGTTCCTTGTCCTCAAGGGATTAATTGAGGCGGGATTCACGCGAATAGGGTTAGGTGAGAATTTTTTACACGTTGACATGGATAGCGAGAAAAGCCAATACGTTGCCTGGAATTATTATGAATGAAAATAAATATTCATTAAATGCGAAGAATTTTTTAACATTAATCGAAATAATGTTAGTTCTCATTACAACGGTATGGGTGTTTGCCTTCATGCAAGCCGACTTAAGCCGACATGACAGGGAAATAAAGAAAAATATAATCAGAATTGATGAAAATCAGGTGCGCCTAAATAAGATAGATATAAATCAAGCTATCACTCAAGAGCAGTACAGGCAGATTATGGAGAAAATAGATGAAATTGGTAGGAAGTTAGATTATAAACGACAACAAACACAGGATTAGATATGATGCTTGATGCAGGGTTAATAGAGATAATTATAACCGCAGTCACCTTTGTTCTTGTGGCTGGTGTGAGTTGGGCGGGGGCTTATTTCAGGCTGCCAAAGCGATTCACGGCTAAGATAGAGGTATTTCTGAAAGAGGCTTCTGTAGAGCTTGAAAAGGCTATTGATGAGGATAGCAAAAAGGGTCGAGCTATAACGCGATCTGAAATATATAATGGGTTGGTAGCCGCATTCCAAAAAACATTTGGTAGCGACCCGAAAAATCTTAAAAATATAAAGTAATAGATGATTACTTCTGTAAACATAACGGGTGTAAGAAAGATTGATGCGGTGCTATCGAACCTCCCGGATGCCTTGCAATATAAGGTCATGATATCAGCTATGAGAAAGGCTGCTCGACCGATGGTGGAAGAAATGCGCAGGCTATCTCCTGAAGAGGATGGAGGTCCAAGACAGTACCGCGGGTCATTGCATATTCCAGGCACTTTGAAGATGTCGCACGGGATTGTCAATGGAAAGAACAAGGATTACCCGACCATCTATGTAGGGCCTCGTGCTGGCAAAAAATATAAATATGATGGATTCTACTTCAAGTTCCTAATTGAGGGTAGTGATACACTCGCAAGCCAAATAAAAAACCCTAAAAAGAATTGGATAAAGCAGGCGGGGGATTCAAAGAAGGAGCAGGCAGAGCGGAGTATTGAAATTGAATTAGCCCGCGCTCTGGATCGAAAAATGCAAAGCATAATCCGCCGACATGGTAGCGGAAAGATAAGGATAGCATCATGATAGGTCAGATCATTACAGATGTTGTATTAGGGAATGCGGCCATTAAGAGTCTCATAATCTATGGCGATAAATATGCCTTTTTCCCAAATGCAATACCTCAAGGTGTCCCCTTACCTGCTATCGCTTATAAGGTGCTTAGTATAGACTCGGTAGATACAAAGGATGATTACAGTGGTATTGATAAGTACAGAGTACAAATTGATTTATTTGCATCTGAGTATATCACGGTGAACAAGATGGATGGAGCCATGCGGGCTGCTTTCAACTCCGCAGAGGGAGAGTTCACTGTATTAGATTATGATGATACCTCTGTAACAGTAGATGTAGCAGTTAGCCGCCATAATGAAACGTCTGATGTTTTTTTTGATGAATCGGATACGCATGGTCGAAGCACGGAATACATAATAATCACAAATAAAATATCATGAAAATTAAACTACTCGAAGATACGGAAATACTGAAGGGGCTCACGAAGCCTGCTGGATCTATATTATCAGGTATTGAAGACGCAAAGGCTCTGTCGTGGATTAGCGAGGGAAAGGCAGAGCGGTTACAAAAGGCGGGATTACCTAATGACTACCCATACCGGGAAAGACTTATGGAGTCAGGCTATACAAGCGAAAAAATTGTTAACAAGGTTAGCGATAAAATACTATTAGATATTAATGGTATTGGCCCAAAAACACTAACAGAAATCAGGAAATACAAACCACACCAAAACGAGGATTAAATCATGGAATTAGGAAAAGATCTGGTAATACAGAAAGACGGGACAACAATAGCGGCGTCACGGTCATGTTCATTTAGTTTGCAGCGTGACAGCATCAATGTATCAACCAAGGACTCAGAGGCCGACTTCAAGGAGTACGGGAAATACAGGGCTACTATTAGTAGTGAACACCTGGTTGACTTCTCTGATGAGACAGGTGTCTTCAGTCTCGACGACGCTCTCCTTGAAGGAACGAAAGTAACGGCCTCCTGGATTAAGAAATCAGAGGCGACAGGTGACATAAGCTACAGCGGATCATTCTTAGTTACTTCATTTGAGCTCAGCGCTGATGATAACTCTGAGGCAACAGCGAGTATCTC